CTGGTAGGTGCGGTCCTTGAGCGGGCCGCGCTTGAGGGGCGACAGGCCGATGTTCGACAGGGCCTGCGACGCCCCAACCTGGCTGTCGAGGCCGATGAGCTTGTCGTAGACGTCTGCGCCGATGTCGCGGCCGGCGGTGGTGAAGCTGCCGTCTTCGTCTTGGAAACCAATCCACCGGCTGTTGTAGTCGCGCTCGGCCTTCAAGGCCGCTTCGCGCAGTTCGGCCTCCTTGGCCTGAACCTTCTTGGGGTCGAGACGTTCGAGTCGGGCCTTGAGGCGCGCAGCCTTTTCGCCCTTCTGCATCGACAGGCGCGACACGTCCTTCACCAGTTCGTCAACGGCATTCTTCACTTCGAGCAGCGTCGCGTCCACGTCCAGCGCCTCGGCGGCGTCGAGACGTTCGGCCACGCGGTTCATCTGGTCGGAGCGTTTCTGTTGGCGCTCGATCTCCTTGTCGATCATCGCACGGGCGCGGGCGTCGCGCTCGCCGGCTGCGACGTCGACACCCTTGCCTTCGGCCTTTGCCTTGGCCGACGCTTCGTCCATCTTGGCCAGTGCCGCAGCCTGCCGGTCGAGCGCCTTGTCCGCCTGCTCGGCAAGACGGATAAAGCTGTTGCGCAGGGCCGACACCTTCTCCCGCGCCTTCTCGGGGTTCAGCCGTCTGATCTCGCGTTCGAGCACACGACCCCGCGAGATCAGGCGATTAAGGCTGGCGACGTTCTTTTCTTCGAGGTCGACGAGAGCCTGGAGCGTCCTGTCCAGCCGATCGTTGACGCCTGCGATGTTCATGTCGACGCGCCGGCGCTCGTCGCGCAGTCGAGCCCTGTCAGCCAAATACGCCAGCAGCCGCTCGCCACCTGCGGCCTGCTCCGCTGCGATCTGGTCGGCCAAGAGCTTGACGGTCGCCGCGTCGCCGCGCTTGCGGGCTTCTTTCTGCTGCGAGCGCAGGTCGTTGATGTTGGACACACGATTGACGTTCTCGACGTTGGCCGCGTCGAGCGCGGCACCACGCGCCTCAACATCCGTGAGCGCAGCCGCGCGCTCTTCAGGCGTCAGTTTCAGCAGCCGGATCTGGCGCTCGACCTTCTCTTTGCGCTTGGTCAGCGCCTCGGTGTCCGTCTCGAAGTTCCGCGCCAAGTTCTTGCCGAAATAGTCGGCGTTGATCTGGAGGAACTTTTCGCGCCCGTTGACCAGTGCGGCCCGGTTCCAGACGCGGTTCAGATACGATGCCGCCGTCTCGACACTGACGTCCGCCGGCAGAGATCCGACGTTGATCGCGTCGTTAAGGTAGGGCTCGTACATTGTCTTGCGCCACAACTGCGCAGCGCGGGCGACGAACGGGTCGGCGCTCTCGTCGTTGCGCCGCATGGCGATGCCGACAGCGTTGTTGAAGTCTCGGCGGCTTGTGCCCTTCGTGGCTTTCTTGAACTCCAGCCACAGGGCGTTGTACTGCTTGTTGGCCGTGGCGAGACGACCCTCAAACAGTCCGCGCGCCAGCGTCTCGACCGCAGGGCCAAGGGTGCCACGTTCGTCGTGACGACGCTGGAAGAGGGAGCCCTCGTTCAGTTGCTGCGCGATGCGCCGGGCGACGGGCGACGGGCTGAACTGGAGCCGCATGTTCGGCCCGACCCACTTGGACGCTTTGGCCACGACGTCGATCGCCCGGCCAAAGCCGCTCGTCGTCGAAAGTGACAGTTCGTCTAGGCTGAACGTATCTGTCGCCATGGCGCCGGCAGACGTCGGGCGAAGCGGCGGGTTGGCCGTGTTTGTGTTGAGGGTGTCGAACGCTTTGAGCGTCGCCTCGTAGGCGTTCTTGTCCACACGGTTCAGCAGCGCGGCAGCACCTGCGCCGAGGAAGCCGGACAACAGAGCGCCGGACCCGACGGCCATAGCGCTTTCCTGCGCCGTGCGCGTGACTTGTGAGCCTTGCAGCAGCCCTTCAGAGATCGCCGTACCAGCGGCACCCGCTGCGCCCACAGAAGCCGCGCTGCGGACAATGGCCCGCCCGCCTGTCGCAGCGGCTTTAAGCTGACCGCCGACAGGGATGAGGATTGTTGGGTCGAGGATGCCAGCGACGACGGACGCGGCGACACCGAAGCCGCCGGCCGCGCTCAGGATCTGCGTATTCTCGCGCTCATCGTCGATCTGGTTCTTGAGCAGGGTCGTCGTGCCCGCGTTCGGGCTGTCCGCAAAGTCACGCCAGAACGCTTCGTAGGGCGTGCCTTGGATGTCCTTCCAAGGATCGTACTCAGGGTCGCGCGCCGAAGACACCGACATGCCGTTCCACAGCGCGTCGATACCTGAGACGACAGGGTTCTCGCGCTCGAACGCAGCTTCAACGACTTGGCCGAACGACGAGCGTGCGCGGGGGGCGACAGGCTCAATAGCTTCCAGCCCCCCGAGGGAGCCGATTTGTGCGCCAGGCAGGGCAGGATCGACGAACGACATCAGAAGCCTATGCCTCCCACGCCCGGCATACCGGGCGCACTTCGACCGGGGAACTGCTGTTGGTTCTGGCGGCGTTGGCGCGAACGCTCGAACCGCTCTTGGTTCTGTTGGCTTTCTTCAGCCAAAGCTGCGGTCGGCACGTTGAAACGATATGCGCCGGGAACAGTGTCGTAGACCGCTTGGCCATCGACCTCGGTGCGGTAGAACACCTGATAGGCGGGCGGTCGCCCTGCCCGCCATTCCGCACCTGTCACGCCTGGCACCGGCATCAGGAAAATCTGACGCGGATCCACTTCGACGCCCGCAGTTTCTTGAACGCGCGCAGCCGCTTGGCGGTAGAGGTAGTCGTGGCTTCCGCCGACGGGCGGATAGATTTTCTCGGGCGGGTATTTGACGACCGTGCCGTTGGCCGCTTCGCCCCACAGCGCGCCGACCTGCCGACGGGCGAAAGCACGGGCGGCTTCCGGGTTCCCGTATTGTTCAAAATGTTCCAGTGCGATGGCGCTGTAGTCGGCGATGACGGCGGCTTCTTGCCGCGTGCCGAGCGCCCTCCCGCCGAAGTCAGCAGTCGCCACGTTGAAATTGGTGGACTGGCGCAGTTGTTCGCGGAAAGCATTGACCTGCGGTGCAGCCGCGCGCCGGCGCTCGGCCTCTTGGGGGTCATTCATCCGCATGACTTCGCTCGCCGCATTATCGGACGAATAGCCAAGCTCGGTCAGCCGCAGGAACTCGATGGCCGAAGCATTGATCGCCGCGCCGCCCTCGAAGGCCGTGAAAGCGTTCGGGCTGCGGGTGATAACCTCTGCGGCCAGCGATGCCACGGCCTTTACCCGCTCGGGGTCTTTGGACAGGAGCCCGCCCCGCACAAAGCTGGCAGCGGCAGGAGGCACAAAGCCTGTCCGGTCCACGATGGCTTGGAGGTTGGACGCCGAAGGGTCTCGCGTAAAGGCCGCGTTGACCGCGTCCTTGTGGTCGTTGTTGTAGGGATCGAACGCTGCGCCAGACCCCGTCATGGTGTCGTACAGGTCAATGGCGGCAGTTTCTTGAGCGCGTTGCCTTGCTAGGTTGTTGAGGTTCTGGATGTCACCAGCGTCCGTCAACCAACCTGCTTCGCGCGCCGCCGCGATTTGTTCGACGCTGGCGGTGCCGTCAATGACTTGGAGCTGGAGTGCGTTCAGTCGCGACTGATAGGCCTCGCGTTGCTGCTGTTGGTCGGCCTGGCGCTGCTGGTTCTTGCGCTGCTCGGCCACGCCACGCAGCCGGATGCGCTCTTCGTAGGGCAGGTCGGCAAGGCGCGGGTCAAGTTCGGCGGTTTCGACCGTTTCGCCGCCCGGCGCACCGCCTGTCAGTGCGTCAGTCGCCCCAAGTTGCTCCAGCACCTTGCGAGGATACGCGGCCGAGCGCGGGTTGCCTCGGCTTTCGACACCGTTGAGCCATGCCTCGCGCGTGATCTCGCCTTCTCGCGGATCACCGACGCTCTGGAGCCAGCCGTCCACGTTGCCCTCGCCCGCGTGGTAGGCGGTGATAGCGAGGAAGACATCGCCGTCGTAGCGGTCGGTCAGTTCTTGCAGGTAGGCTTGGCCGAGACTGCGGTTGTAATCGCCGTCCGTGCGCAAGCGCTCGACATCGAACTCGACGCCGAGCTTGTTGGCCATGCGCTCGGCCGTCGCGGGCAGAAGCTGCATCCGCCCGACAGCACCGCCGCCGGCAGGGCCTGCGCCATCTGGATCTTCGCTGACGAGGCCGTCGACGTTTCCGCTTTCGACTTGAGCGACGGCTGCGGCTATGTCGGCGGGCAGCTTTGTGCTCAAGACGTCGGCGCTTGGGCGGACGACGCCGCCCGTCATGCGCAGGAACTGGTCGGGGTCGCGCTGCACAAGCGCAGTGCCAAGTGCGGCAGCCAAGTCTTGGCGCCCGGCAAGGCGGAGCGCCTCTTTCTGTGCGGGCGAGACGTTTGCTCGCTCGATGAGCGCTTCCATCTCGGCCACGGAGCCGTCAAAAGTGGTCGGATCTTGGTCGATGCGCGTGCTCAACGCGACGACTGCGTTTCCAACGGTGGTCGTGTAGAAGCGATTGCGCTCGCTGAACTCAGCGTTAAGGGCGCGAGACGAGAAGCCGCGTCGCACGTCGGCGTGTTTCGCGCGCCACTCGGCCTGCTCGGTTTCCGACAGTCCGCGCTCCGTCGCCCACTGCTCGAAGCTGGCGTCGTTGTTGAGCATGAAGTTTTTCTGGAACTCCCATGCGCCGCCTTCCATGTTCTGCCCGGCTTCGGCCAAGCTCGTCTCACTGTCGGCGACGAACTGCGTGTAATCGGCGGCGAGCGTGAAATCGCGAAGCTGGCGCTGCTCTTGCAGCCGCAGGAGTTCGGCGTTCTCCATCGCGCCGCTCATGTCGGTGACGCCCTTCGACAGGGTTTGAAGCCCTTCACCGATCTGTCCGCCGAAGTCCTCGCCGGACGCCGAGCGCACCGAGAACTGCTCGCTTGGAAGTTCGCGGCGCTCGGCGGAAGTCTTGATCGTTACTGCGCGCACCATTAGCCTGCCGCCTGTTTCTTCCGGGTCTGACTATTCAGGTAGGATGCCCGACCACTCAACGCCTGTGCGCCCATGCCCATCGCACCGGCCAGCAGCGCGCTGCGACCACGGGAGCGGGCGAGACGACCTTCGGTTTGCGCCGACGCCTGCGCGACACGCCCCTCGTAAACGGCAGTCAGGGCGTCGAGTTCGATTTGGCGCTGTTGCTGGTTCAGCAGATCGAGTTGCGAACCAGTCAGTTCGAGGCCGCTCTGCGCAATGGCGGTGCGCGCCTCGGCCTGCGTCTGTATCCCGCGCCGCTGGATTTCGGAGGTCTTGATCGCCGCCTGTTCGACAGCCTGCGCGCCCTGGATGTCGGCGACGCGCGAGTTAAAGTCCTGTGCGCGCTTTTCGGCGATCGCGCCAACAGCCGTGCCGGCCATCGACAGGGCAGTCGAACCGAGACCCAATGTGCTCGAACTTCCCATAGCCGCAGCGGCCATCGGTCCGGCGGCGGTGGCCATTGAGATCACGGCGGGAACAGCAGCGGCGAGGAAGGCCATTATTTTACCCTTGAGAACAGGTCATAGTCCCGGCCCTGAAAGAAACGCTTCATGGTGCCTTCGTGGCGAAAGCGTAGCATACGCACCCACCGTTGTCCTGTTTCGTGCTCGGCGGCAACTTGAGCTTCGACGCGGGCATGAGGTGCCGTGTCCAGCACCCGCAGAACAGTCTTGTGGATGACCGGCATGGCGTAGGCAATGTCATCGGTCAAGAGGCCCCACGCGTTGCCCCTGTCCTCCCACACCGTTTGCACGCCACCGATCGCCAGGATGCGAGAGCCGTCGACGACGGCCAGAGCGAAGCCGTTGACCATGGCGGCGGCGAGATGTTCGGGCGTGGCATACTGGCCGAGCGCCATTTGTGCGCCTTGAAGCGTCAAGACGTTGGCCATTTCGGGACGTGCCGGAATGATGTCGATGCTCAAGCGCTGTCCTCTGCCGGGTCGAGCCTGCCGACGATAGCGACGAGGGTCATCGGAAGCGGCTGGCTTTGCTCGACGCAAACATAGCCGTCGGTGTCTATCGTCGCCGGCCAGGTCAGTTCAAAATCGCCGCTGACCGGCTGGAGCGGAGTGCCAAAAGTGGCGAGCGGATTTGTGAAAGGAAGCGGGTCTATGCGCCCGAACTCCGGTCCGGCCCCGCCCCCGACCGTGTCGAGCAGCCGCAACCACACCTCGGACAGAGACTTGGCTTTGGTTTGCAGAGTTCCGCCTTGACCAGACGCATCGACGCGCATTGTCTTGAGACGAGCGGGCGCGTGGAAGCCAACGTGGACGACGGTCGCCGAATAATCCAAAGTGATAGAGCCGCTGGCCACGGTGCGATCAGGGTGCGGGCTGCCGTCGGCGAGGATCTGCACGGTCGCGCCTTCTAGGTGCGAAAGGCCGGTGATCGTGGTCGTCGGCCCGCCCGTCAGTCGGCTGATGCCACTATCGAGATAGAACGACTGCGCCAAGCCGCCTTCATAGAGGGTGTTGTCCTCGACGACCTCGACATAGCGTTTTGTCACGCCGCCGATCGTGCGCTGGACAATCATCCACAAGTCGTCGCGGCGGTTGTCGGGCTGCGCGATGGACGCGACGCTCTCGACAATACCAAAGCCGGTGACGGCCAGGGTGCCGTCGGCACGGTCGGTTGCCGTGTAAGCCGGTGCGCCAATGTAGTGCGGTGCCCACCCGAGCACGCCGCGCTCGCGGTTGTAGGACAGGGCGGCGAGCGAACCGTCGCCGAGTGCGCACCAAACGAGGCTGTCGGGTTCCTGCTGAAAGTCCATGTCGATGACGCCGGGCCGCAGGATGTGCTCGGACAGGACGGTCAGTTCCTCGGCCTTGTAGCTGTCGGTGCCAAGGTCGAACTTGAGTTCGCGCATCCGCCGCCCCGACCGCTGGACGAACAGCACAGCGCCGGCCGCACGAAGCGGCTCAAGTTGCGTCGTACCGTATTCGGTCTGTGGTATCCCGGTCACGTTGTCGGCGGCGAAAACCGCCTGCGATGTGGCCTCTTGAATTGACAGTTCGCCCCTGGCGCTTCCGACGAGCAACGTGCGGTCGCCGACGAGCCAGCGGATCAGGTCGAGGCGATCGGTCGCCAGCTTGAGATTGATAGCCGTCTCGGTGGTCAGGTCCGGGCCTTCGTAGCGCTCGTAGTTGTCAAAGTTCTTGACGGCCGAGCCGTAGACGTTGAGGCCACGGCCCCAGAACAGGCGCTCGCGGAAGAAGGCGACGCTCGTGGGCCAGCCGTCGGTGTCATTAAAGGCAGCGCGAGCCCACCTGTTTGTGCCGCCGACATAGACAGGCGTGCCCGTGGCGGGGGCTTCGCCAGCAATCACAGGCGAAGGAAAGCTGCCAGTCGCTTTGATGCTGTCGGGGATGTAGGAGAGCACGTCTGCTGTAACGCTCGTGGACGACCCGAAAGCCGTAATCCTCGCCCATCCGTAGCCCGAGTGCAGGTACAGCCAGGTCACGTTGTCGTCGCCGTCCTTGGCCAAGCCGCCGAGGTGGACGGGCGGCGTGCTGCCGAACTTGCCTGCGGTGCCGATGGCCACCGCCCGGTAGTAGTTGCCCTCGTGCTGGCAGGTGTCGCCGGCCGAAGCGTTCTGCTGCGCGACCCACGGCTGGACGTCGGAGTAACTCTGCGCCTGAACGAAGAACGACGTGCCGACGTCCGAGGCGCGGAACAGCGCGGCGCTGGACGTCAGTGTGACTGTGCCAGTGGTGGCCGATGCGCGCACGACGATCGTGCTTTTAGGGTCGACGTCATTGAACGGACCGTCATTGAACGGGACGAGGGTCTGCGTCCAGTTGGTCGCGCCGAGGCGGGACAGCTTGTAGGGGGCTTTAGTGCCGCTGGCCAAGCACTGCCACATGATGTCGGCGGACTGCGCGGTGCGAAGCGCCAGTGTGCCGTCGTCGGTCAGCAGATCGGCCGACGTCCACGGCGAGACGACTTCGTAAGGCGAGCCGCTGAACAGTAGTTGGCCCCGGTTGACCCAAAAGCGCAGGTAGCTGTTGCCGAACTCCAGGACGTAGCTCTGGTCTTGGGAGAACTCGAACGGCACGAGCCAGGCGCGAGCGTTGCTCTTGGTCGCCCCGATGTAGCGCGTCCCGCCGCGCCGGGCGGCAGGCCCTTGCGCAGTTGGGATGAAGTTCTGCATGACCTTGCAGCCGGAGAAATACTGCGGCTGGTCGGTGCGACCGTCCATGAGCGGCGAAAGTTCACCGGCATTGAAGCTGTTCCAGATAGGCGCAATGTCAGCCACGGGTGAACCTCGACACCACCCACGCGCTGTCTGGCCTTTCGGTCGGCGGCAGTTCAATGCCGTTGGTGCGCTTCGCTTCCGCCAGAGCCATGCGGTAAGCGGCTTCGCAATCGCGGGTCTTCTGTTTGTCCTTGGTCAACGTCGCAGCCATCTCGACGGCCAGCCGGCAGGTCATGGCCTCGACAAACGCTGGATCCCAAAGGGACGTGTCGCCGCTCAAATCCCTGACATAGCGGATGCGGACGGTCAGGTCGTTGGTCAACAGCGTCCGACCCTCGATCAGGAAGGGCTGCGACAGGCCGTCCGTCACAGGCGACAGACCGTAGACCGTCCAATCGTCGTTGAACTGGACGAGACGAATAAGGTTGACCGGCAGGACAAAAGCGGCGGCAAACTGCCCGCCGGTCGGGTCTGTCGTGCGTCCGAGCGACGTACTGGCTAGCGAGAACGACCACGCGTTCTTGCGCAGTTCGGCGCGGGCAACCCGGTCAAACACCAAATCAGCGACGCGCGCGAGTTCAGAAGCGTCGGAAAGGGTGGAGAGACGCTGGACGCCGAGCTTGACGGCTGCGCCGTTTACGATGTCGGTTTTCGTGGTCATACCGACACCCTATCATAGCTACGGCGTGGGCGTCACTGGGCACGCACTCGAATGTGCGCCGTGGCCGAAGCTGTTTTTGTAAAACAGCCCGTGGTCGAAAACACGATCACATATCCGGTACTGAAACGCTCGGGTACGACGGGGGGGTTGTAGGCGACCGTGCTGTTGGCAGGAGCGTGGACGCACTGTAGGGGTGCGACGACACCGTCGGCGGGAATGCTTGTTGCGTCAAAAGTCATAACATGGCCAGCAACCGCGCCGGTCGACACTTGCCATTCGTAGACATTGCCAGCAGAGGTTTTGACCACAAGACCAGAGTTGAGAGAGCCGGTGGTTGCGGAAGGTGCCCCCCCTGACGCTGCGGTCGTCGGAGCGGTGTGGACGGCGGTGACGCCCGTTCCACTGGCGCCCGCAAGCACGATGGAGCGTTGGCGATCCCAGGCCGTGCCGTCGTAGATATAGTTGAAGGTGCTGGCTGCTTGTCCGATAGTGGTGGCGACCACGTCGTCCGCATTGTTGGCGGGGGTGGCCACGTTGGTCGGTGCGCAGTTTATACCGCTTGCGTTGCAAGCCAGCGGCACGACGCCGTTGACGCGCGAACCCGCGACAGTCGGATAGGTGGCTTGAGCGAACGCCGGAAGCGCGAACAAGGCCAGGGCGAGGGCCAGCAGGATCTTCTTCATGGTGCGCGTTCCTTTAGGCCGGAGGCCAGGTGTCCTCGCGGACCCTGTCGCAGATCGCCTTTAGCACCAACAGCGCCTCTGTTTTGGTCGGAGCGTAGGTGTTGTCGATCGTCACACGAACGGCGCTGGTGCCAATGGCCGACCCGGCAGACTCAGTGACGTTGAGTTTGTTGCCGGGTCGGGTGCCGTCGTACTGGTACTGCGGCATGAGCGTCAGGCTCCGGCGTAATACAGGTCGATGACCAGGGTGCCCGAAGCGGGCAGAGCGGCGGTGGCGAGCGTCAGGTAGATCGGCGTGTCGCCGGCCAGAGCCGGGTCGTCGATTGCGGCGGTCGTACCGAACATGGTCGGGGTGTCGACGGCCGTGAACACGGCGGCGGCGCGAAGCTGACCGTTCGAGGCGTGGGTCTTGTTGGTGCCGATGGCGACGACGGACGTGCCGAGCGAGGCCGACGCGACGATGACGCCGAAAGCGAAGGCGCTGCCCGCCGGCGGAACAGCCAGAAGGATGTTGTCGGCGGTGGGCTGCGACGCCAGATTGATGGTCGCGCGATAGCGGCGCAGACGCCCGCCGTAGATGGGGGCGTTGGCTTTGACTTGCGGAAGCGAAGCAAAGCCTGCCAGTTCGACGGAATAAAGATCGGCCATGACGGGTTCTCCCTAAAGGGTTGCGGGGTTCAGCCCGTGGTGACGACTTGGACGACACGCTTCTCTTCGAGGCGGGTCGCACCGACGGTGGTCTTGGCATAGACCTGGGTGGAGTAGCGCTTGTCGGCCCGCTCGTCGACGCGGGTCGTGACGTCGTTCCACATGCCGAGGTGCATACCCGAACGGACCCACACCGGCAGCAGGCGGTTCGAGCCCGAGGTCATGGCGGTGACGGTCGCGTCCTGATAGGACGAAGCGTCGGTGAACTCGACGGGCACGAAGTTGATGCCCATGAAGGCGGTGACGCGGCCGTCGACCAGGGTCGGGCGGGTGTTGAAGTCGAGCGACACGACCTGCGTTTCGTTGAGCAGGGCGTCGTGGTCGGAGGCGGTGATCGCCATGAACACCTGCTCGGTGTCGAGGTCGACGCCAGCAGCCATCAGCAGACGCTTGGCAGCGCGCAGCTTGGCGACGTTCAGGTTCGAGGCGGTGCCGCCGACGTTGACGCCGACGATCTGGCCGGCGGGGAAGGCAGTCGAAACAGTGCCGTTCTCGCCGGTCGCCGAGGCAGCGAAGAAGGCTTGCAGGATCTCGTCGTCCTGCGCACGGCGCATCGAGTTGACGGCGTTCATGGTGTAGGCCGACTGCGGGTCAATCAGCATACGCAGCTTGTCCTGCTGGTCGATCAGGTCCGCCCACTCGTAGTCGTTCGGGAACACCCAACGGGCGTCACCGGGGGTCGAAATCAGCGGCGTGTCGCTGTGACGCGACAGGTTCTTGACCGGCTTGACGGTGCCGACCTGCTCGACAGCTTTCGCGGCCTTGCCGGTGTACGAGCCCTGGCTGACCGCAGCCGACAGCTTGCCACCCTTTTGGGTGAGCAGCATAGCGACGTTGGTCGAGTACGACTGAACGAAATGGACGGGAACTGCGGTTGACATTGCATCAGCCTCAAAAGAAAGGGTTGACGCCAGTTGTCCACGTCTTGCGGGCCAGCAGGTCGGTGCCGAAGCACCTCTGTTGAAGGTGTAGTCTTAAAACACAAACGTCGTCAAGCGGTCCCGGTAGCGATTTTTTGCAAACGCTCCATCTCGTCGATGGCCGACTTGCGCGTCGCTTGGTTCGGCGAGTTGTACCGGGCCATAAACTCGCTGTCGTTGAACTTGCCTTGAATCTGCGCCTTGGCTCCTTCGGCCGACACTTGGAAGCCGCCGTTCGAGTTGCCCGCGTTGCCGGGCGCACCGCCGCCAGGGTTCTCGACGAGGTTCCGGCCCTGCGCGATGAACAGCTTCATCAGCGCCTTGGTGCCGATCACCCGCTCGATCTGGCCGACCTGCTCTTTGGTCAGTCCAGCGTCCTGCTCTGCGGCCTTGAAAGCGCGACGGCCAAGCTCGGCCATGTCGTTGAACTTCTCGCCGAACTCGCCGGCCAGCGACTTCATGTCGTCGATCGACTGCTTCTCGAACGCAGCTTCGCCGGCAGCGAGGCTCTTCTGGTACTCGGCGACAATCTTGGCGGCGATGGGTTGCGGGGTGCCTGCGGCGTGCATCCAGTCCAGCGACGTCTGGACTTCGGGCGGCATGTCCTCGGCCTTGATGCCGATGTCGTAGTCTGCGGCCTTCTCGGGCACATAGCCGACGAGCGCCTTGGTCAGGAAGGCTTCGGTTTCCTCAGGCTTGGCGTCGGCCTTGGGCTTGATGAGCAGCGTGTCGGCGCGCACGTCGGCGGGCAGGCCGAGCGTCTTCTCCAAGCTGACGTAACTGTCGAACAGGTCGGACGGACCCTTCCAGTGCTTGCCCTCGACGTAGGTCGCCTTATCGGCTGGCACGATGCCGTCGTACCACGGCTTGTCAGCCGGGGCGGGTGCAGCGGGCGTCTCGGCGACCGGCGTGGCCTGGCCTTCGATCACGGGCGTTTCGACGGCGGGTTCAACGCCAGCAAGGGCTTCGGCTCCGGTGGTCATCGTGTCATTCCTCTTCGTGGGTGATGTTGGTGACGGTGTAGTCGTCGAGGTTTAGGAGTTGGACGAACTCGTCGAAGAGTTCGCGGCGGGATGCAGCAGCGGCGGTGGCGATCGGATCGACCTGACCGTCGCCGCCGATGACGACGAGGCGCGTCCCGCGCGTCGCGTGGCAGGCGCGCTTCATCAGCCAGATGAAGATGCGAGCGTCGCGTGACGGCGCTCCTTCCTTGAGGAACAGCCGGCGCACGGCCAGTTGCCTGCGCAGCAGTTTTTCAGGGGGGCGGTGCCTCACGAGAACCGTTGAGCCCGGAGCGTCTTGAGGTGTCCGTGCAGATTGGCCACGGCCGCGCCGAGCGCGTTCAGTTCGCCGACGTTCTTGATGTCCTCGACATCGAAGTCCGCTGTGACTGTGCCGTCCTCGTAGATCGCGCACACAGCAAAGCTACGGACCTGTCCGCGCTCCCACTGTTCTGCGTGCTGGTGTAGTTTGGACCCGACTTTGGCGGGCCTGATTAGCTTCGACATTCGTGCGCCTTATCCTAGAAGGGGGCTGCGGCCATATCCTTGTTGGCGGTGGCCAGGGTCTGTGCGGTCTGCGCACCTTGTTGCGAAGCGGCGAGCAGGCGCTGGAGTTGAGCCTCCTGCGCGGCCTGCGCCTTCTCGGCGTCGATCTCTTCCTGTGCGCGCATCATGCGGACGGGAGCGCCGTTGATCTGCGCCAGCTTGCGCAGCGTCCACGGGGCGTCGATCGTGCGGATGCTCTCGCCTTCGTCGTACTGGGCCATGAGGCCAGCGGCTTCGAGCGTGCGCATGATGCCGACGCCTTCCTCGGCCTGTTGGGCTCGGGTCAGCGGGCTGTCGTAGACGACTTCGAGGATGCCGCCCTCTTCGGCCAGGGCCTCGGGCATGTCGTCGAACATGCCGGACATTTCGAGGATGTCGAGTTCGCGCGTGATGAGGGGGTCGAGGAACTCGGACTGCTGCCGACCGATGGTCGGGGCGAGCAGGGCGCCCTTCTCCTGTGCGCGCAGCAGGGCCTCGGTCGCCGTCATGCGGGGTGTCTCGACGAGGATCTGGAAAAGGGTGATGAGGAACGAGCGGTTGATGCTCTGGCGGCGCTGCTCCATCATCTCAAGGCCGACGCGCGGATCGCCTTGTGGCGACAGGCTCTGGGCCATGACCTGGCCGCGCTCGTTGATGTAGCCGGCGTTGATGGCGCCGGGCCGCATCGAGAACGGCGACAAGGAGTCGACGTCGGCCGTCGCCCACGGCGGGTCGGTCACAAGTTCGCCGTAACGCAGCCCGGTTTTGGACATGGTGTTGACGGTCTTGATGTCGGCGAACGCATCCCACGCCACCGATCGGCCGTACACTTCGGAGCCGGACACGGTGTAGCGCGACACGGCGTAAGGCATGGTGCGGTAGCCGCCGCGACGCAGCGTGCACTTGCCTTCGATGCAGATGTCGAAGGCGGCGTACTTCATGCCACGGAACGAACGGTCGTTGGAGGCGACTTCCTCGTTGGGGCGGACGACGTGCAGGAAGTTGAACTCGCGGAAGGGATCGGTCTGCGCGTGCTTGGTGATGATCTCGGGCAGGTTCTTCTCGCCAAACTTCTGGATCGCTTGGCGGACAGTCATCGGGTATTTGCGGCGAACGGTGTCGACGCGACCCCACGCATCCTCTTCGATGAAGAGTTGGTTGAGGGGGACGTGTTGATAGAGAATACCTTTGGACAGGCCGTCTTCGATAAACAGACCCATGGTTCCGAAGGCCACGAGGGACACGAGGGCTTCGCCGACCTGGCCAGTGAAGTTGGCGGCGCGCGAGTAGCGCACGCGGAACATCATGTCGCGCTTCTCTTCGAGGTAGCGCAGCACCTCGTCGTCGTCTTGCAGCGCGGCCGACAGTGGGCGCAGGCTGTGCCACTTTTGTGTGCGCGGGACGAGGAGGCTCTCGATCGCAGCGGCGCAGGCGGGCACGGCCAGTTGCGCCGTGCTGTCGAAGACGTACTGCTCCTTGCGCGTGCCGGGGCTTTGGCGCGACGTGAACTCTTGAGCGCGCGGCAGGCAGTAGCGGGCGATCTCTTCGTACATGTTGTCGAAGTTGACGCGGTAGTCCCGCTGGCGTTCCCACGAGCGGATCTCAAACTTTGCCGTCTCGTCGGAAACGTCCACGATCGTCAGCCCCCCGTCAGCATGTTGGTGGCAGGCCGGCGCTCACCCGTACCGCCGGCCGGGCCATAGCCGGGCAGGTAGGTGTTGGCGGCTGCGCGTGTCTGGGGCGTGCCAGGTTTGTTGCGGTCGAGGGCCTTGTAGGCCGAGTAGACCGGATTGAACTTGGCGAGGTTTTCGAGCGGGCTCATATCACATCGCCTGTGGGCGCGAAACGGTGCCGAGGTCTGGCAGGCCGCTTTCGCTGGTGAGAACAGAAGTCGCGCGCCGGGCCAGCGCACGATCGCGGCGGTCAGCCGCCATACGCGCGTCGTTCATGGTCGGCGCGGGCGGCGGGGCGACAGGCTTGGGCGGGCTCATCAGGGTCAGGCCTCTGCTTCGCGGGTTGCGTTCTTCTTGTCGCCGCCAGCAAACCCGTCGAGCCAGATGTCGGCGAGCGCACCTTCGTAGGGGCACGCTTCGGCGCTGAGGTCGAGCGCAGCGGCAGCGACGCCCTGTTCGTAGACGGGATGGTTTTCTTTCTTCGCAGCCATCGTCTAGTCCTTCACCAGTTGACCTCGCCTGTGCCGACGGCGACGGGCGATTTGCGATCGTAGAACCCAAAGGGGTGCCGTTCGTCCTGGACGATACGCGAGTAACGCAGCATCATCAAGGCATAGCGCGATGCGCACAATAGGTCGTCGTCCTCCTTGACGATCTTGCCCTCGTCCCGGTGGTACATCCGGAACTCTTCCATCCATAGCGGACATAAGCCGTCGAAGACTTTCCAGCGCCCGTCGTTCATGCGCTGTAGCATATCCATGACGCCGGCTTCGGTCGAATTGGAGCCGTCTGGCCAGAGGGCGTGGCTTTGAAGCATATCGAGCCCCGCTGCCTTGTATTGTTTCGCCAGCCCCTGCCCGGTGCCTTTGTCGGCAACGTGTCCATCGTGCGGCCACGACCATTTCAGCTTGCCCCACTTCTTTGGACCGATGATGAGCGAGTGCTGGTCGGGCGTCAGCTTTGAGGCGCGGTGTTCTCGCAGGACGTAGACGACGTCGGTGTCTCGGTCCCAAGCGAGTTCGACGGCTCCGGTCGGGTGATCCCACCCGAAGTCAAGTCCGCCAATCCGAGGCCAATGGGCTGGAACATGGAAAGGTGCGACCAAGATCTGGGCGTCAGAGACAGGGAAGATACGACCGGACCCCAGGATAGGGATGCCAGAAACGCGGGCGTCTCGCTCGTGGTCGAGGTAGCCGGCGATGATGCGTTCTCGGTCTTCATCGGTGTAGTGCTCCGCGTCGTGGATGGTCATGCGAATGACAGCGCGGTGCTGGCTCTTCTCGTTGAGGAACCGCCGCACGACGTTCGACATGCCTTGGAGGGGCGTGAAGGTCAGGATCACGGACCCTTTGGTCGCGTTGGTCCGCGTCCGTCCTTCGGAGTAGACGTCTTCGGGCGGCTCTTCGTCGAACCACACCCAGTCGACGGTATCGGCCTGCCACTTGGCACGGCCCTGATCGTAGGACTTGAAGCTGATGGTCGATGCGCCACCGTTGACATGTTTGACGACGACGGTGTCGAGGGCGTCAGGCACACCGGCTTTGCGGCTCGTATCGAGGATGGCGTCGCGCGGGATGTAGCCAGTGCCCCAGGCGCTCTCGGTTTCAGGCGGACCGACGAGAAGTCGCTGCGCACCCTTTTTGGTCAGGTCGGCGCTCTCGGATCCGGCCAGGGCAGAGATGGGCTTGTCGAACCGACGCCCCTTCCACCAGATCGGGTAACGCCCGGTGAGGTGCATGGCTGTTTCGGCCGCGCCGGCGAACGTCTTGCCCAACTGGTTGCCGGCCATGAAGAGCCGCTCGTAGACGGGCAGGGCTCCAAGCTCGTGAAACTCCTGCTGCTTGGCGTAGGGCTTGTAGTGGCCAAGGCGGTCGGAGGCGATCTTCTCGTCACGCGCCTTGCGCAGGCGTTTGGCAAACGCCGCCCACTCTTCGGCTGAGGCATCGTCGTCGGGCGGGATTTCGTTCTCGTCAGCCACGGCGGCGGTCCATGGGCAGGAATACGCCGATGAGGGCGCAGAGGATGGCAATGCAGAGGATTGTTGTAGCCATGGCTGGGATCCTGTGGTCGAGGAAAGAAAAGCGGCACCCTAGCCGAGAGGGCTCCATCAAGCCAGGGTGCCGCCAGGCTCCGCAGCGGAAGGAGGGGGAACACTGCGGGAGGTCAGACTGTCAGAACAGCGAAGCGGGGTCAATCTCCTCGTCGGGGGTCGTGGCCACGGGCTTGAGGCTGGAGATTTTGGTCGTCGGAATTTCGCCCGGCCCAATTTTCGGAATGTGTTTTCGGCTGTCTGTCTGGAGTTCGGTCGGCTCTGTGGCTGTTTGGCCAGTGGTCGGGCTCAAATCGTTGTAGACAGTTTCGGCTTTTAGACTGGACAGCTTGGTGGGCTGGACAGGGGCTGGAGCCGGCAGGTCGAGAAGGTGGGAAAGCGGTTTGGGATTGTCGGTCGTATAGGGCGCGACGTCTATTACCTCCCCCCGTGTGTCGCCGGCGCGGGGGCTCCCCCCCTCCCCTTCTAGCAACCTGGCCGTTCCCTCGATCGTCATAGAGGGCGCCGCGCCCGCTTTGAGTGTCGCCATACGTTCGGCGAGGTCTATCAGGGAGGCGAAACGGTCGTCTGATAGGCCGTCCGTCGGCGTTGATATCTCGAGCTTTTGGGGCATTAGCTTTGCGACCATTGAAGCGAATTCCATAGGCTTCTCAAAAGCGGCACGCCTTAGCACCGCTTCACCTTGCTCTTGCCAAAGGCCATGCAAGTCCTCGAAGAACTTATTCGCCACGGCATTGCGCGAACCTTTGGGGCGACCTTTGGAGAACGTGTTGCCCTTCTCAAAGGGCGGGTGGTTAGGACGTTGAGGCACGGTGCTAGCCTTTGCGGTTGTTTGCTTGTCGCCTGCTAGGCGAAGAGGCGGAATGCCGTGAAAAACCACTTATTCGCCCTTCTCCCCTTCTAACAACAAAATCGTTTCAGGGTAACGTCCTCGTTTCACCGGCTTCTAGGCTGCAAGGCCACGGCCGTCTCTTTCTGTAGTCTTTTTCAGTGGTAACTAGGTGCACCTAACCCTTACCAGTGCACTAGCGAGCACCCGACGCGTGGGAAGAGAGGGGACTTTCAGCCCCTCTTCACACCGTGCTTAGGGTCTGTAGTCGGAAAAAGTGGTAAGTTTGGTAATACACTAGGGAGGGACAAAAATACCTGCCTAGTTTCAAAGGGTTACGAGCGCACAACCTAGTATGCTACCACTTTTTCCGGCTATAAACCTTTACGCGAACGGCACTGATTTATAAGGGGAAAAGGCCTATACGAAAAAAGCTATTGCAATGCGTCCGGATAGTGCTAGTTATCAGTGGCCAGCCCGGAACCGGGCGCCACAACCACAAAAGGCCACAGAGAATGACATACGCTTCTAGCTTCGATCGTTTCGTTTGCACTGGCGACACTATTCAAACCGTCATTGACGGCTTCGCCGTAACGGCGCGCATCGTGTACGACGAAAGCACGCGGCCCGAAGATTACGAGTGCTACGATGACGCAAACGTTCGTGCTTGGTACGACAATGATTGGTATTTTTGCGGGGTATGCGTTCAAGTCTCGCGCGCCGGAATAGACCTAACCGGCCCGTACGGCGCCGCGCTTTGGGGTATCGAAGCTAACTTCCCAGGGTCCGATAACGCCTATCTGACAGAGATTGCGGCCGACCTTATCCCAGAAGCTATCGCCGAAGCGCGGGCCGCTATGGCGCGCCTGATAGCCGACGCCTAAACCGCCAACCACAACCACAACCACAAGGGAACCGCACCGATGAATAGCTTTATCCTTTTCGAAGGCCCGTCGCTGCTAGACGGCGCGCCGATCGTCGTCATTGCCACGGGCCTAGACGCCAAATCCCGTAACGAAAAAACGGGGGACATGATCCAGACTTGGATCCTCCGCGCCGATACCGAACCGCATGCGGCGCTTAAGACTGGCGACGATGCTTCCGTCTGTGGCCAGTGTCCCCATAGACCCGCGCTTGGCGGTGTCTGTTATGTCCGCGTGCACGAGGCGCCGCTTTCCGTGTATCGCGCTTACAAGCGCGGTAGCTACCCTCGCCTAACCCTCGCCGAAGCGGCCGACGCATGCGAAGGCCGGACTGTTAGGCTTGGCGCTTATGGGGATCCAGCCGCTGCGCCCGTGGCTATATGGGACGCGTTAGTTTCGAAGGCCGACGCGTGGACCGGGTACACGCATCAATGGCGAACGGCGCCCGACGGTTTCAAGCGTCTGACAATGGCAAGCGCGGACAATGTCGGCGAAGGCTTCGAAGCGCGCTTGGCCGGTTGGCGAACATTCCGGATCCGCGACGCGTCTGAGCCTGTCGCGCCTAAGCTCGAATTCGTTTGTCCCGCTTCAAAGGAAGCCGGGTACAAGACAGACTGCGCAACGTGTCGCGCCTGTATGGGGACCGATAGCAAGGCCAAAGCGTCGCCCGTTATCATCGTGCACGGGCCCGGCAAGGCCGCACGCTTCGCCCTAACGCGTAACGGCGCCCCCGTGGCCCTCGCGGCCTGAAAGCGGCCTAGTTTCCCGTCGGATCCGTCCGACGGGCTTCTAGGCCGCTTTGAGCCTAATCCGAAGGGAACGAAAATGTCAGACACAAAACTAGCGCGCTTGTGGGCCGAAAACGACGCGAGACTAGGCGGGGACTTTGTCTCGCTTAGGCTTGGCGGATGCAAAGCCGACGCGGACGGCGTCGACGGATTGCAAAGCGCGGCCGACGCGGAATTTTTCACCGTGTACGGCGTCGACGCGGACGGGATAGCGTCGGCTATCGTCGACGCGGACACGTTGACGGACGGCGAAGCCGAAATGACGCGCCTTGCCGCGTCGCTTGGCATACCCGGCGCGCGTTGCCGCTTCCTGTAACACCGCCCTTCCCGCAACCACAACGGAACCTAAAGCCCATGGAAAATCCAGCACGCCTAACCCTGGCCGACTATCACGCGACGCGAGACCCTAAAGCCGCGCGAGCGATAGCCGCTCAAATCGCCACGGCCGCACGTCTCGCGCATTCGGCTTATCAGGCGGATCCGTCCGAAGAAAAGCGGAACGCATTTATCGAGAGCGCGGCGACAGATTGCGCCGTGGCATTTTGGAGCACGGCCGGGGAACCGTGGCGCGCCTAGCGTCTAGGTTTCGCGGCCAATGGCCAGACCTAAAGCCCATGGGGCTTTCGACCCTCTGTAACTTTTTTTCTATAGCCTGTTGACACTGTAGAAAACGGGCTATAGAAAGAGATTGTGACGCAGCGGGGAGAAACCCGGCGCGATGTTCACAACCCCCGCTCCGGGGCCTGGCTGTCAGGGATAGGAGGCGAGGCGGGGCGCATCCCCCACCACCTAAACCCTTCCAACCACAAAAGGGACGACCATGCAAAAACTAGGAACAGTGAACGGATACAGCGTCTCGCCGGCGCGGCTAGGCCGCAAGGCGTTTTCGTTTGACGGGACGGTCAAGGGTCTGACCCGCTCCGCCCTGGCCATCGGCGCGAGAGACGGCGACAGGATCCGCGCTAACTTTGGCGGAGGCTTTCGCGATTACCGGATCCACGCGACGCCATGGGACGCGCGCGCTAACGGTTTTTGGGCCGTCGCGGTCACCGAATCCACGCGCCGCTAACAACTATCAGCCACAAAGGGACGACCATGCTGCAAGCGATCACCACAAAATATCTCAACGCCAGCAACACGCGCGGCGCCCGCATTAAAGCGACGGCCCAAGCCGGATCCGTTACGATCCCGTGGGACCACGCCGTAACCGTTAACCAAAACCATTGCGCGGCCGCCCGCGCTCTGGCCGCGCGTCTCGACTGGTCCGGCGAATACGTCGGAGGCGCGACTGACGGCCTAACCTATGTTTTCGTTCAGCCCTTCGGGGATGACGGTTGGGACCGTTTCACGGTCTGACGTGCCCTCTTTCTCATCGCTTCACGGCGATGGGTTTGACGGCCTGTTAGACGCCGATCACAAAGGAAACACGATGCAACTGATCCTTGACACCCTCGAGGCCGCGCGGCTGACCGCGTCCCCGTCCGACGCCCTCGGCTTGGCCGACGCCCTCGCCGACCTTTCCGACCTCGCCGACGTCCTGGCCCTGCTCGGTATGGCGCTGGATGACGTGCTGCCGGTACTGGCCGAGCGCCGAGCCCTGCGCGATCATGTCGCGTCGCAACCCTTCGACGCCTACGAAGGCCCCGACGGCGCCCCGGTTGTTGACGATCTGACGCCCGGCGCTTTCTTCGACTGGATCCAAACCCTCGAAAGGCTCGCACGATGACCGCCCCTGACCCCGTCGCCCTGGCCCTCGCGGCTGATCCGACCCTTGCGCTTATGAGCCCCGGCGAGAGGCGCGCGGAAATCGCCGCGCTCCTCTTGTCGGCTGGCCGCGATACCGAGGCCGAGGATCCGTTGACCCTCGCGCTGCTAGTGGAGGAGGCCGAGGCCCTCGACCCGCCAGAGCCCCCAACCGTCGCGCCGTCCGTCCACCTCGACCCCTGTCGAGAGGATCGCGGCGATCGATGCACCGAGGCCATCGCAGCCAACGGCCGGTGCATGGCCTGTGGAGCGCGCAGGGAGGCCGAACCTAAGGCCCAGGCGGTCGAGATGCCCGCCGGCCTTGTCGCGCCTCCTGTGCCCTCGCAGAGGGCTGCACCTGAACGCCTCCGCACCGAGGGTGAACCTATCCTTGCCCGTTACAAGGCTGTCAGCAATGCGACGGCCGCTGACATCGGCGAGGCCATCGGCCGAGGCAAGTCGTCTGTTCAGGCCATGGTGACGAGCCGCTACACCGAGATCCTGACGCCCGAACAGATCAGGACACTGGTCGAGCGGGCCAAGGCCCAGGCGGCTGACCTGCTGGCCTTCGCCGCCAGTATGACGAGCGACTTGTCAAAAGCAGACCCCGACGCTACAGAAGCCGGGCGTGCCGTGCACGTTCCTTGTGGTTGAGGATAGCGCAGGCCCGTCGTGCAGAAATGTGCGGCGGGCCTGTTGCATTGCGACCTGATACCGCATAAGGCTTTATGCGTTCACAACCACAAAGGAAACACAATCATGAGAGACCCGAGAGACTGTCACGGCGGCGAGTGTGCCGAGTGCGGCGGCTGGTTCCGTGACGAAGACGACCTGAACGACGCCATGTTGTGCGAAGGCTGCGAGCGCGACGCCGAGGCCGAAGAGGAGGCCGAGGCCGAGTATCGCCGCCATGAAGCCGCCGCCGAGCGGGCCGACCTGTTGCCTGACGATTGGTTCGGCATCGCCACCGACATCACGGGAGCGGCACGATGATCCTCAAGCCGCACCCCGTCTACGGCTTGCCGCACGCGATCGCGACCGACTACGACGGATCCTCCGCGTTCGAGCGGTGCATGTCGTCAGCTACCGTGGCGGTCGGCCAGATCGAACGGCTGGACCTGGCCAGCCTCACCAAGGAACAGCGCGACCGCCTCAACGCCGCCGCTGCGCGGCTGGCATCAGCATTGAAGGGCACAGAACAATGATCGACCATCACACACACGTTTGCCACCGCATGAAAGCGGCTCAGGCGACCAACCAATCCAGTCGCGGGTTTGACTTCCGCCCCTCCGACGAGCCTCCGATGTGGCTTAAAGCCGTGGCCGAGGTGCTGCGCCCGCGTAGCATCATCATCCTGCTGGCCCTCGCTGGCGTTATCAGCCTGTGGTGGCTGTGATGAGCGCCGACGAACTCCCCGCCGCTATGTGGGAAGATGACGAACCGGAGATTTGCGGCACTTGCCCAGACCGCGTTCCCGCTATCATTCCCCCAGAAGGATGGGTGTGCCCTGAGTGCGACGCAGACTGGTCGATGGCTGATGACGACGCCATCGCCAAAGCCACAGGAGAAGCATCATGACCCCCGACGATAAGGATGCGGTTCTTGATCTGGCGCGTTCCAATCTGACCCCCGACGAACTCCCTGCTGATATGGAGGCGGTTGTCGCTCGGCTGGAGGTGGCGGCAATCGACCCTGCTCCGTGGCCGGACCTCCGCGCCCTCCTGAAAGCATACCAAGAGCAGCGCCGGGCTTTGGAGCGGCTGGCGAACAAAGACAACGAGTTTGGCAGTGAGGTTCAAACAATCGCTGACACCGCCCTCAACCAGAAAGGTGATGAACGATGAGCGAGAAACTGTTGGCTTGTCCGTTCTGTGGGGGTGAGGCGTCCGCCGAACAATGCGTAAGGGTCGATTACTATGGCGACTGGGTTGTGGGCTGTGACAACGAACAGTGCTGTGCCAAACCGGAAGTGCTTGCCGCCATCAAAAGCGCCGCCATCGCCGCATGGAACCGCCGCAACCCTCAACCAGAAAGGTGATGAACGATGAGCGAGAAACTGTTGGCAAGCACTATAGAACTGCGCGACCGACTGCGGGCCTTTGTGGGGGCGGTCGCGGAGATAACCGATTGCGGCCATGACGTTGACGCCATTGTTCGCGCTGACGAAGCCATCGAAGCATGGAACCGCCGCACCCCTGCACCAGAGGGGGAGGCTTGGCGGACTGTTCCGAGTGAGCCGACTGAGGCGATGATCGCGGCGGCTAACGCACTGTGGGGCGAAGGCACCGGCGTAAACTATGTGCAACTCGAACCAGAGGATTTCTATGCCGCCATGCTCGCAGCATCCCCTGTCGTTCCTGCACCAGAGGGGGAGGCTTGGACTGCTCGGCACATCGTTTTTGACGGTCCGCCAGATCACAACGGCCCTCGGTTTATCGAGGTCGAAACACCGGAGGGCAAGAGCGTCAACGCCGGGGAATGGCGGCAGCGCCCCGACAATCTGTGGGAGTTGGTGATTGCATCCCCTGTCGTTCCGGTAGGGGTGAGCGAGGAACACCGCCAGCGCGTCGCGGAGATCGTTGAGGCGGCTATCGAGCGTCATGCGCCCGCGAACAGCATCCGGCACACGCTGGACGACGTTGACGCCATCATCGCAGCCCTTCGCCCTACCGATACAGGAGCCAACCATGACTGACCTCATCAAGCGGCTGGAAGAAGCGGAAGTGGGGAGCCGAGAGTTGGATATCTCCTTGGCGATGGAAACGACCCACCCTTACGGCTTCGACAGCGAGCGCGAGATCGACGCTTATCCTCATCCGACGACCAGCATTGATGACGCTCTTGCTCTGGCGGAGCGGGTTCTGCCGGGGCTTTATATGTGGAAAGTTGAGTTTGACGACGAACCCACTAGCACACCGGCTTGGGCCAAAGTTTACGCCAAGCGAGACGGACAAAGTTTCGCCCACACCCCCGCCCTTGCCCTCTGCGCCGCCATCCTCACGGCTACCGATACAGGGAGGGAGTGATGGGCGATTGCATCTGTGTTCGCCGGGGCGATGGCCCCGAGGGCTGCGGCATCTGCAACGAGACGGGGACCACCCCTGACATAGCCGGTCTGTCCAACCGCGACCCGGCTACCTTCCCGACAAACGACCCGACCAATCCGCTTCACCGACTGGCCGACGATTTGCAACGCGGACGCCTGAAGGTCGAAGGCGTCAAAGAGGACGTGACTTACGCGCTCTCCACCCTTGAACGCCAAGCCGACGAGATAGAGAGGCTGCGGAGGGCCATGACGTTCTACGCCGAACCCGAAAACTGGCACGGCACATACTGCATCGGCCACGCTCCGATGAACGATGATTGGGACGACGCTCTGCAACACCCGCTCTACCCAGACGGTAAGCCCGGCAAGCGCGCCCGAGCCGCCCTTACAGGAGAAGACAGGTGATCGTCGCCTGTGATCCTGGCCTGACGGGAGCCTTCGCGCTGCAAGACGGTGACGCCCTCCAAGTCTTCGACATGCCGACCTACATCCGCATGGTCGGCAAGGCCAAGCGCCCGACGATCGACGACGAGGCTGTCATCGAACTGGTGCGAGGTTTTGCGGTGATGGGGGCGACACACCTCGTCATCGAAAAGGTGCAAGGGCTTCCCCGCCAGTCGGCACCGGCTGCGTTCAGCTTCGGCTACGGCTATGCCGTGATCCTGACCGCTGCGCGCATGTCGGGCCTAGCCGTCGAGACTGTCGCGCCGGCACAGTGGAAGCAGGCGCTCCGCGTGCCGGCTGACAAGAAGCAGTCGCGCGCCCGTGCGGCTGATCTCCTGCCCGCACACAAGCACCTGTGGCCACTGGCCAAGCACGACGGTCGGGCTGAAGCGGCCATGCTGTCGCTGTGGGGCGTCAACACATTGGCGAAGAGGGGCGGGGCGTGAACAACCCCCTTCCCCTCTTCCCCTATCAGGCCGAAGGCGCGGGCTACCTCGCCGCCCTCGAACGCGCCGGGCTCTTTGACGAGATGGGCGTAGGCAAGACGGCGCAGGCCATCGGCGCGCTTGACCGCGTCGCCGCGCAGCGCATCATCGTCGTCTGCCCTGCGGCCGTGCGCGAGGTATGGGTCGGCGAGTTCAAGAAGTTCTCGACCTACCGCCGGCGCATCATCAAGGGCCGCTCGATCTCCGACCTCGGCGTCTGGCTCAAGGGCAAGGCCGACGTCTTGCTGCTGTCCTACGAGATGGCAGCGAAGTGGGCTCCGAAAATCGAGGGCGACCTGTTCGACGCCCTCGTGTTCGACGAGGCCCACTACCTCAAGAACCCTGCCGCCGCACGGACACGCGCCATGCTCGGCACACAGTGCGACGGCCGTAAAGGGTTGGCGCGATGGGCGTCGCGCGTCTGGTTCCTGTCCGGCACCCCGATCCCCAACGACCCGGTCGACATCTGGCCCTGGATGCGGTTCGTCGGCGCGACGACCCTGACCCTGACCGCCTTCACCAACCGCTATTTCAAGTCCAGCATGGGTGCGTTCAGCGCACGGCAGACGCCGCGCGACGACATGGTCGGCGAACTGCGCCACCTGATCCGCCAGCACAGCCTGCGCCGCACCAAAGAAGAAGCCGGGTTGCAGATCCCGCCGATCTGGCTGACGACACAGACGGTGGACGGCGACACCGCCGAGATCCGCGACCTGCTGCGTCAGTGGCCGGGGCTCGGAGGCGCTATCCTCGAAGCCATCGAGCAGGGCGGGCTGTCGTTCATCGAGGCGCAGCACATCGCCACCCTGCGCCGCCTCGTCGGCGAGGCCAAGGCACCGGCCTTCGTCAAGCTGATGGAAGAGGAACTGGACAACGGGCTGGAGAAGGTCGTCATCATGGGCGTCCACAAGCGGGCCTTGTCGCTCGTCGCCGAGGGCCTGGCGCGCTTCGGCGTCGTGATGATCGACGGCTCGGTGCCCGAGGCCAAGCGCGTCGAGGCCGTGCAGGCTTTCCAGAACGACCCGGCGACGCGCGTGTTCGTCGGCAACGTGCGAGCGGCCGGCACAGGCCTGACGCTGACGGCTGCGGCTGACATCGTCATGCTTGAGAGTTCGTGGTCACCGGCCGACAACGCACAGGCCCTGATGCGCGTCCACCGCGTCGGCCAGGCCAAGCAGGTGCGCGCCCGGTTCATCTCACTG